TATATATCAATGCCAAGAAAGTGTCCTCCAGGTGTGTTCTGTATAGAAAATGCAACTATGTTTTTTATAGTTGTTATTATATTTGGATTATGCTATTATTTATTTAAATTACAAAATAGTAGCAAAATCATAATTAAACAAAATAATACACAACAAGAAACTCAACCTAGTTTCTTTAGTTCTTTCTTTAGACCAAATATCCCTTATACAAATGATGTTTTATTAGATCCTTATGTTCCACCATTGAGAGATAATAGGTATTTAGTGCCTGGTCGTGATATAAGAGGTGCTGTACCTATTAATGTACCAACCCAAGGTGTAGAAACCAATTATAGACAAACAGGTATTTTAACTAGAATAAATGGTCCTGAGACTATATTACCATTAATGGGTCGTCCAACTATTACTAATCGTGATAAATGGAATTTTTATTGTATGAGTGATAAAAATCAAGCTATTAAGTTACCAGTTACTAATGCCGGTAAGAGTTGTACTAGTGAATATGGTTGTGATAATTTATATAATGGTGACACCGTGTATGTAGAGGGTTATAATGATGCCTTTAAAGTTACTATGTATGATAACAATACTATTAGGTATATTCCAATACTTTAAACATTTTTGACAAGTGGAATAACATGATTAGAAAACCAATTATTATTGACTCGTTTATTTTTCACAGCAATATACTTACCATAAAAAAATATTTGTCTTAATGCGATTTGTTCAACAACACTGAATTCGTAATATAATTCAATAAACCATATTAAAATCTCTCTAGTACCATGTTTACATGAATATAAAAAGAGATCTTTGTAAAGAAATGCTCTATTAATTTCATATTCAGTAGGTTTATTAATTTCTTCTAACATTTGATTTAATTCTTTAATTGAATTATATCTAATACTTTCTTTTCCAGATTTAATAAATTCTTTTTGTGACATATATATATTTATAAAAAGAATTTATCTATAAGTGTTAATCATCATCATCTGAATAATCTCCATCTGAACCTATTATATCATCTACATTTTCCACTGGATCTCTTGGTCCACCTACAAAATGTGGAGTGCTTAAGTTTTGATTTTCTGGATCTGCTAATATATCATTTAAATCTCTATCATCAAAAGCTAACTGATAGCGATTAAACATACGATGTGGTCGTACACGTTCATCAGCGTTCCATTCTACTATAAAAAATCCATCTATCATTCCACCTTGTTCTTGAGGAGTTTCCATTTCACTAATTAAATTAGTAAGACCTATTCCATTGTCTGGCAAGTTACTATTGCGAAAGAGATCAATATTATGCTGTGTATTTTCAACAATCCATTCTATTTTGGAAACTATACCTCCTTTTTTATTACGTGTTTTCCTCTTAGTTTTCTTATTTTTTCTAGTTTTTTTGTTATAATTATCATATATTTTTGCAGCCGCTATTGCAGGTATAAAATATAATTCATGATGTCCACCTTTTCCTTTTCTTTTCATCTTTCTTTTTCGTGTTTTTCTACCAGCATTAGGAGTTCTTCGTACTAAAGGTTTATACATACGATATCCACCGTCAGATAAATCTTCTACAAAATCGTCACCGGTTTCATCTTCTGTATCAGGAGTTTCAGAATATCTAAAATTAGCTCTTTCTTTAACATTATGTAAGCCAACTAAAAATCGTTTTAACTTTTCCATTATCATTTTTTTCTCTCTATGTAATTTTTCTAATTCGCTATTATTGTGATGTTTTCTATGTTTTTTCGTACTACGTTTGTTATTAATTTTATCAATTCTTGTATTAATTCTACCTAATCTACCTACATATTCACTAATTTCTGGTTTTTCTTTATGAAATGGATAATTAACTAATCTAAAACCAAATTTATGATAGTATGTTACAACATTATCTAATGCTTTTAAAGAAACATATTTACATTTTTTATCCTTTGCAATTACATCAATTAATTGAAGAATTTCTTTACCTCTAGTTTTAACATTAGCTCGTCTGGTTTTCATTCTTGAGCTACTAGCATTGCATATAATAGCAACTTCTGCATATTTAATTTTATTTTTATCTCTCTTAATAAATAACCCAGCAACTCCTCTAATAGATTGAATTAGTTTTTTTTGATCAGTTTCGTTAGGTTTTTTATCTGTCCATACAATTAATACATCTACACCCTTGGAATCATCATCAACAGTAACAGTATCTTCTTCATCTTCATAATCTTCAATTTCATCAAATCCTAAAGCATTTCTTACAAAGTCACCTGTTAAATTACCTTGACATACTACCGACGTCATATTTTCGCTACCTATTTTTTCCAAAATAGTATCTATATCAATATGTTCGTATAAACTATTGTAAAATTTTTTGTATGGTATATAGGTTAGACTATTATTTTGTCTTTTGGCTTTATATACAAAAATAGTATTAGTCATATATAATATAAAAATATTTTTATATAGTAATGACAGAGAATACAGTAAATATAACCATGTGTATACCAGTGAAATGTAGTATATGTAGAATAGTGTTAAAAAATAAAACTGTTTTTATGATGCATGATAAGCCTTTTTGCAGTGATCAATGTAAAAAAACATATTTTTATAATAATAAAACAATAAAAGTTAAAAATCATTTATCTAGAACTAAATCACATAATAAATTACCATTAGATATAGAGTCAGTCTCAAATATATACTAAATACCCAATACCTATATCATCTGGATTAGGAAATCGTGTCTGTTCCGTTATCTTTCCTTCCCAATAATTATTCCATTTTTGTGTCCACTTATTTTCAGTGCGATTAATTAACCTACTGAAAGCAGCGGTTACTGAGACAGCTTTTGCTTCTTTATAAAATGTATTTAAAATGTCATTTTTATCATGAACTACATCCCATAATCCATCTGAAGAGGCAATTATAACCACGTGATCATTTTTTGTATAATCAATACGAAAGATCTCAAACTCTTGTAGAGTTGAAAAGTTATCACCATAGTTATGACCTAGTGCTCTAGTCATAGCTATGCGATCTTTACTGGATCTACTAATGTTCGGAAAATCAAAATATTTACCTTTTATCATAGTAAGATCATTATTGTTTAAAATCTTACTTTTCCAAGTGTCAGTGATTAGAATAGAACTATTTTGTTTTATTCTATTTACTTCTTCCTTATTATCTGCATCATGATTAATAGTATAGAAATAATCGTCATTAATTTTAATACCTACTTGTGAATCACCAATAGTGTAACATTCAATATAAGTATCATACATTTTTACTATGGAACATGTTGAACCATCTCTAAAATTATCAGCTGGTTTACTAGTACTACTACTATTATCAATAGATAGATATTCATTAATTGAAATAATAAGATGATCAGGACGTTCATTATGTTTTACCAAAGCTTTATTCCAGTCAAAATGTTTAAGTTTTTTAACTACATTACCTTTTCCATGACCATCTAAAACTATTATATATTTAAATAAATCGTTACTACCTTTCATTAGATAATCTTGTTTAGATCCTAACAATTTTACACCTACTCCTGATCTAATTGATTTTGATTTATCAAAATTAGTAACTAAAGGGTTTTTTTCTTCGCTTAACGCATTAGTATAATGATTATTACTATGTGTGAAAGTACTCATTTTGTGATTGTATTCTTTAGGGTGTGTACAATAATTAAAATATAATTAAAATATATCAATTTTTTAAGTTATTCATAAATAAAATCGTATATATGTTTTATAATAGCTTAAAGAAAAATTAATCTTTTCTTATATAAATGTCGCTCAGTAGTGAAGGAATAGAATATGACGTTAGTGATATAAAAAAGCATTCGGATGAATTTATACAGAAATTTGATGAATTGAAAAATGTAAAAGAAAGTGATAAAATCAGTATATGGTCTAATAAAATATACTTAGATGGATCTATTTACGGTACACAATGGTTAATTAGGAAAATGACTAGACAAGGTAGAGAAACAGTAAAAGAGTTTCTTAACAAAAACTTTACTGATTATTCAAAACTGTTACAAATGATGATTGCTGCTGAGGGAACTATAAGATATAGTGATGAGAGATATAAAGAATTATTAGAAATTATGAATAATAATAAAAAGTTTATTATGTTAATAAAATCTGGATTAACCAATACAAAAGAGATTTATAAAAGTGATGAATCAATAGATATGTCAAGTGTTATTGATAATATAATATCTAACTTAGACAGTTATATTAATCAATATGATAAGGTCAAACTTTTATATGATAATAGAAATATGAGTTTTATATCGCAAGCTAGAAGCTTATCTGACTCAAAATCAGATCCAGGATCGCCTATAATAAATACATTTAATTGTATGCCTTATGGATATTTACCACCGGGATTATTAATGATGAATAGAGAAAGATCTCATAGTGAAGATTAATTCTTTAATGATTTTCTTTTCTTACGTTTATTTTTTAATGATTTTATTTTTTTTCCACCTTTCTTAGTACCACCTTTTGTTTTTTTAGAACAAGAAGTGATATTTCCAGGATCTTTTTGTGGGTCTACATAAAATCTAGCAGTTAAACCTGTTTCTGGATCTGCTGCTTGATAAACGCGTTTGGCGTTATCACTACTACCAACAGGCATTTTACGATAATTACAGTCATGTTCTTTAACTCTACATGCAGCACCTAAACCATTTTTGAGTCTTTCTTGATAAGTAATAGTTTTTTTACCACATAAATAAGGTGCTTGAGAAGGACAAAATAAATCATCTTTTTTAGCTTTACCTGGAGGAGGAGCAGATCTAAGTTCAGTTTCTTCTGGAACATTATCACATCCACCGATTTTAGGTTCTGGTTTAGTTTCTTCAGGATTTACTAAATTTGGTGCAGGTTCATTACTAGTAGATCCGCTAGAAGGTTTAGATACTTGTGAGGTAGTATTACTACTTATAGGAGCAGGAGGTGGGGGACCAAGTTTTCTTCTCATTTCAGCTTCTGTTTCGTCTAATGGAGGTGCTGAAGGTGTAGTTCCAGTACCAGCCGCGTCACTATCACCTCTATCTGATGAGGCAGGTGGAGCAGAAGGAGGAGGCGTAGCAATATTAACACTATCATCATCAAGATTAATTAATTTTTTTAATGTATCTTCTGATGTATCATAAGTATTGTCAATAACACCAGTTAAACAGTTAGGATCAGCTTTAATTTTAATCCAAATATATTTATCTTTTTTGCGATTGTCTGTTATTATTTGAATAGGTGGATTAACAGAATCATCTCTATCCGGTACTTCAGGAAGACCAGTACCTCTTGGTCTTCTTCTGGAAGTACCACTACTATCACTACTATCAATTCTTAAATTACTGTCATCACTTTCCTTACCTTCTCCACTATCATCTTCATCATCATCATTTCTCTTCGTTTCTTCTTCAGTATCATCTTCTCCAGCATTAGGAGGGAGAGGTGGAGGAGGAGCTGAATCAGGGATTTCAGATGCATTACTATCATCATCTTGTGTATTACTTGCAATTGAATACTCTATATCACCTGGTTTATAGTCTTTTGTAATACCTTGTTGTAATTCAGGATCTAATGTAACACCTCTAGCTTTACATAAATTAACAAATCCCATGTATAAGCATCTCAAACAAGCCTTGTCTTTATCAGTTGATGTAATAGCTTTATTATTATATACTTTGTCAAATTGTGGTAAACAAACTACTAATCCGTCTTGTCCACTCTCTTGAATACCACCTAATCTATTTTTTTCTTCTTCAGTTAAAAACGTTAATAAATCTGTATATTTTTTGAATTCTTCTCCATCTTTTAGTCTACCAAAGAATTTTTTACACTTTTTAGCGGTACATTTTGAAAAAACATCTAAATCTATTTCACTACTATCTCCGTCTGCTCCACCAAATTGACTCATAGCAGTAATTGTAGCTTCCATAATAGGGTTATTACCACCTTTTGAATGTTCTACTACTACTGCTTCTGTATGTTGTGAAGTATCTGTATTAGAATCTACTACTTCTGCTTCACCAGCATAATTAT